AAAAAATCTCAAAGTAAAAAGATAGCTCTTGTATAGCAAGACCCCCCCTTTTTCGCGATCTCATTCCAAAAAAAAAAATCTCAAAGTAAAAAGATAGCTCTTGTATAGCAAGTAAATTTTTTTTTGCAATGAGATTATTAAGAATATGTGGCTTGTATTACAGGATGGTGAAATTATAATGTTTTCATTCCAAAAAAAAAAATTTCAAAGTAAAAATATACAAAAACTATCTTGATTTAGTTTTGTTTTTTTCTTATGTATTTTCTATGTTTAGATTTACGCGATTTTCTTTTCTGTTTTTTTGATGGAGGCAAATATTTTGAATTGAAAATGGAACAACAGAGACATACCTCAATCATTCTTGAGCATATATACTTTGATCTGATGTTCAGCCAATAAAAATCTAAAATTAAAGAAATGAAAAGGAAGAATGATTACTGAATAAAAAAAAGATTAATAATACTCGACAGTAGCAAGTAAAAATTATGTGACGCTATGTAAATGAAAAGAAAGCATATTGAAGCGTTTCCTAATTTTTTACTTTTAGAAAATTATGTTCCTTTGACGCGATTTGGAGAATCAAAAAAACTTGCAACGGACCATTCGGCAATGCGTAATGTCTACATACGTGATGATGAAAATCATGATGTTCCTGGTTTTGCTAGAGATATTGAGCGGAATGTGAGTAAATTGAAATCAATAACAGGACAAACAGTACAAGAATTAGTGCAAATAAGAGACGAATTACAGCGTGTTAATAACACTAATGGGTATTCAAAAAAGTATATTAAAGAAATAGAAAAAGACTTTTACGATATACTAGACGAACACAAGGAATCAATTGAAAATCATGATGTTTATTTATTACTGGAAGAATTTGACAAACAAATGTATGATACTGATGTAGTTCACGACGTGAGGGATCAAAAATTACATCATGCAGCGAATTCTATGATATTTAATCACTTGAAATGGACTAAACAACAATCCGAAAACAGAATAGAAGAATTGGAAGAGGATATAAGACAATTACTAGACGAAAAGGAATCAGCTGACGCAAGTTGGCCGGAAACTTTTCTTGAAGATGGATCCGGATACCGACCAAAGTGGTATGACTACATGAGTAAAGATCGAAGAATGGATTTAGGTTGGACTTTAAAAGAAGTCGAAAAAATGAAGGTTCCTTTCAAACCAATTCAAGTTCGTGCTTATCCTCATATGCCTGATAGTTTTACGGTAAGGTCGATTTATGACGATTCTAGACATCCTATTGTAAATATTAGTATCCCCTCTCCTGTAGACGACCAGACGAATGGTCAATCAAGAAGAAAACGAAGACGAAGACGATCTCGCAAATCAAATACCAGGCAGAAAAAATCTAAATCCGTTGGCAAAAGATTTGCACGACGATAAAATTTGGGTTTCTAGATTTTTTCAGAGACATCGATATTTTTTTCTAGTATAGTAAAGGGTCCGGAACCATAAACAGGTAAATTTAATTTCATACTTTCTTTCGCACGTAAATATTCCTCTATTAATACTTTTACATATGTTCTTTTTATTATGGCTCATGCTGAATATGGAAATTGATATGTATGTCAGGAGGGTAGCATCATTTGATGTAGGTTTGAAAAATATGTCACTTTGTTTAGTTGATTTTAAAAATAATGAATTCAATATTAAAAAATGGGTAAATATTTCTCTAAGAGGAAAAAATATTCAAGATTTTACAACTGACATAATCAGTAAACTACGAATGCAAAATTTTGGCTGTTTAGACTATGTTTTAATTGAACAACAAATAAATCGCAATACACAGATGAAAGTTATATCCCATATTATTCAATCTTTTTTTGAATGTGAAATTAAGTTGCCATTTGATAGAGTGGTGTTCGTCTCGCCCAAGAAAAGAATTGATAATTCTTCTTTACAACATGGAACAATTGTGCAGTATGCAAAAGCTTGTCTAAATGTATCGGACAATTACACACGAAAGGAATATAAAAAATTATCTATTTTAATAGCTGAAAGATATTTAGCATTAGATAAGCATTATTATTGGTCTAATTTTTTCCAGAGTCAAGAAAAAAAAGATGATTACGCTGATAGTTTTGTGCAAGCTATTGCTTGGAATTCTTCAAATTCGGTTTTGGATATAGATTAAGTATTACGATTTCATCGAACTAGCTAATGAAACTGGCGAAAAGGGTGCTAAAGATATCGTACTTGGAACCTTGCTAAGTGTTGAGCCTGCCTGTTTAAAAAAATACTTGGCAACAAATACGAGAAGAACTAAAAAACAAAGCAATGCGACGGTGTGCCAAGTTTTTACCCTCGTTTTCTTATCGGACATTTCTAATAGTAATAAGAAAAAAGAAATAAAAAAAATTAATTATATTCACGTGGAAGAGCTTCATCGAGTTCATCAGATTTCGAACTTAATGCATCATCATTTTTTTTATTTACATCTCTTTGTATGATTTCATCTTGCGATGTATCTTTGTTTTGCAAATTTAAAACATCTTGAGAATCGGTATTTTGGATAATTGCATCTTCTTCAACATATATAGTTTTATATTCCGGAGGCACTGTCTCTGACGGCTGTTCTTCTTTTGTATTTTTCATTTCTTCTTCATATTCTCTTTCTATTTCTTTTGGAATACTCCTAGGTGGCTCACTACTTCCAGATTTTTGTATAATTTCGTCTAGTTTGTTTTGATACACAACGCACGCTTCCAGTGGGCGTTTAAAGAAAAGAGAATATGTACGAGTAGTCAAACAGTCCATTACTTCCTCTGTTACGCTATCGATAATAGGTTTCACATTTAGAATGTTCCTTGTCTGATAGTAAGAGTAGTACATTGGTACCAAGTGAAAAAATGTATAGGCATTCTTTTTTAGAATTTCTTTAGCGAATTCAGATTTATCGGGTAATTTTAAATCAACATCATTTATTGCTGAAGTTCTTACTTTACTTAATAGCTGTATTTTCAATTTTGTAATTTGTGTCAAAATCGTTTCTAGATAATCAATTTCTGTACACAAAGTTGAAAAAAAATCATCGTGTAAATCTTCGCATTCTTTATCTAATGCAACACATTTTAGTTTATTTTGGAATCTTTTCATTACCTTCTTAGACTTGTCGTGTTTTTTCATTTGATTTAATTGATCAGAGTAATCATCGATATACGAATTAAATGTTTTTAAAACACATTTCCTTACATTTGTCTCTAAGTTTTGATTACATAATTTTAATATACATGCATGTTCATCATTTGACATTTTAATTGACGTAGAAATAAATATCTTAAAAAATTCCAACGATTATTTTCCGCTCCATTTGTATTGCCATTGTGTATCATTAAAATTATTTCTTTCTTCTGATATGTAATGAACTGGATGCATGTACTTTTTATTAAATACAGGATCCGGTGGTTGCTTAAAAAAGTCAGCATAGAATTTTGATGTTTTATTAATTTTGTCGGAGGATACCGAGGATAATAATAAAGAATGCGCATTCGTAAAAAGGAAGATTGATAATGTAAAAAGAAAAGCAAACAAAACATATAGAATTCCTATTTGTTGCATATCTATATATTTATAAGATTTTTTTCAAAGCGTAGGTAAACCCATGGCCATGTCTCTGGAACTGTAATCTTCCAGATTCAAAATTGGAAGCGAGTATGGCGAAAGTATATCTTGACTTTTATTTGAAGTTATTCTTACTCCACGTGTAGGAGGAGTATTGTGAAAGGAATTGTCGTACAAAGGAAACTCACTCACATTAGTACTTTGAGATTTATTGGAGGTATTTCTAACATCAGTAGATCTGATTAAATTAACATCTATATTTGCTTGTGCTGCTCTTGGTTCAGCAATCAACTTTTCATTATATACATTATCTATTTCATAGTTTAACTTATCTTTTCTCGCCATGTCTTCAAGAGGATCTAAAAATTCGTTGTTTGGGTTTCCTAGCATTTTAGGAACTATCAAAGGACGTTTGTTTCTAAATTCAGTATGTTCACGACTATTATACTTGCCAGTCACATCATAAAAAGGATTCGCAGCGTTCCATATGTGAAGAGCGTCACCAACATCTATTTCGGGTAGTTTCCCTCTTGGTTTGTCTGCAATGTAGCTGCCGGTGTTTGCATATGGTTGACGACTATGTAATTCGCCATTTTTCTTTTTTACTTTTACATCATCTATTGGAATAGGAGGTGCTAGCACATTGTCGTTTTCAATTGGAGAATATGTATTTTCTTTCTCCGGATGTCTATTGGTTAATACGGGATTAGAAATTGGTCTCACCGTAGCATTCAACGGCTTATATGATGTCATTGTTTCACCATTTGCGTAATTTGTCAATTGCTGGTGTACATTTGCATAATTTAGTCCCATTGAACTTACTGCATAATCAGCTGCTCTGTCTGCAATTGCTATACCAGTTGAATTTAAATTCATAGGTTGTGGATCATAATTTTTTACTGTCCTATCTCCCAAACTATCAAATACATATAGGTCACTACCGCCGACAACTGATTTAGGTTCATATTGTTTATGTTTGAAATTTATGCTAGGGTATGGACCTGGATTTTCGTCTAGTTCATGTGCGTTTGTTTTTAAATACTCTAAGGAATGTTTCATACTTTTTACATCAAAAGGATTATCATGTATTCCCGAGCCGCCTCCGATAGAGGAATGTTGTACATTCGCCATACGATCGAAGTCTTTCACAACACCTATTTTGTTCTCATACATATAAGGTTTAGTTTGATTCAATAATTGTAAATTTGCTTGATGTTTGTTTATTTCATTATAATTGGAATATGGTACGTTTTTGTACGAGGAATAAGAAGGATAAACACCGGGTACAGTGTAAGATGGCACGAATTCAATTTCTGACTTTGGGGTGTAGGATTTATTTGTGAAAGCAGAACTTGTGAATGGATTTCTGGTCTTTCTTTTTACACATTTTCCTTTAACGTCACGTGTGTACCCATCGTCACATAAGCAATTTCCGTTTATATATTCTTCTTCAGGCCCACATCTCAAATCAGCTTTAATATTTCGGTAGGATGTTAAGGATGCAAGGAAGAGAAAAGCTCCAATTCCGGCTACTGCTTGCATATATAATATATTAGAATTTTTTTTTTTATACTTATCTTTTACCTCAAGTAACAAATAAATTATGCAATATAAAACTTATATTGATCAAGAAAATTTAGATGATGTTGTTAATGCTTTGCCAGAATGTATCGTGGATAAAAGAGTACTTCGCCTACTTTTCAAACCTCAAATAAAACAGAGATCTGACGAATGGTATATTACCAGGAAAACGTGTCTTACTGCAAGTGATGCTGCTACCGCTCTGGGTGAAAATCCGTATAAAAAACGTTCTTCACTAATTAAAAGTAAAGCTGGTTTTTATGATAATATACCGCCTGATCCACAGATGATTCGCGCAACTGAGCACGGTATTAAATATGAGGACGAGGCAGCCTTGGCATATCAAGTTTTGCGGCCAGACCTCGCTCCCTTTTTTGAACTTGGGTTAATTATGCATGATCAACACAAATTCCTCGGAGCGAGCCCTGACCGAATAAGCAAGGACGGAATTTTAATTGAAATAAAGGTCACCTAGTTTTTAAAAATATAGCTTCCGATCCTTGCATGAGAGGAGCAGATGTATTTTTAATTTTAGTAGACATCAGCTTTTTTTCGTTTAGATTTAAACTTACGTGACGTTTGTCGGCTTTGACATTTTTAAAATACTTACTCATTTTTCTAATTAGTAAGAAAAATAGAGTAATGTAAACTATGCCTTTTATATATTCAAAAATCATTATTATTTAAAAAAGAAAAAAAAATAGTGTCCGCTTTGCCGCCAGATCAAGAACGAAGTGCCGAATCATTACATGCCACAACTTCAATTGTAACACTTAGATAGCGTCAATTTCTTCTCCTAGAGCCATCACATTTCGAATTTAGAATAAATGTATATATAACTTTTTTTTTTTCTTTACTTTCAACATTTATCCACAGGTCTTTGGAAGTTTTTGATTTGGAAATTGCGCACTTCGTGCAGTACAAACCGCCAGGCGATGTATTCGATCCACCTATTCTCGATGTTGTTGAAGTAAAACGCGATCGATTATGGTTTCACAAAAATCTGCCGTTATTTCAGAAATTCATTACTGATTTAGAAGAATTTAAATTATTATCGAAGGATTTACAACCAGAAGAAGAAAAACCAATAGCAAAAAAAATAAGGAAAAGAAAAATTCCCGATCGCCTTCTGATTAATGATCAAGAATGTTGATGTGAATTTTGAGCAACAAAGATTAAAAATCTGTTGAATGTTAATTTCTCGAAGAAGTGCGAAGTTGCATCATTTTTATATTGTATCAATGAATTATACATGTTCACTATATCTTCATGTGCTGCATCAACCCATTTGATTTTTTCGTTTTCCATTCCAATATTATGGAGATCAGGATTAATGTATGGATTATCATCTTCATCCATATCCACTGAGTATGTATCCTCGTAAATATAATACTCAATATCATCTTCATCATACTTTTTTGATGGCATTTTTTTTATTTTTAAGTGATAATATACACTAAGAAATTTTTTTTACAACTAAATTCCTCTGTCTCAAAGAGTTTGTATTAACTCCAACTAAGTCTTCATAATAGTCATTATCGTCGTTCTGTTCTTTTTCCAAACTTATGTTTTTTTTCATTTTGTAGTGATAATACCACATTTTACTCTTTCCTACACGAAAATCATCTCGAATCTCAGCTTTATACCAAAATATACAATCATCAATTTCATTCGATCGGGCTGTATTATTCACTACTAAGCATTCATAACCTTGCGTGCATTTGTTCATTATTTGCGAAAATGCAGCAAAAGTAGGAATGAATCCACAGAAATGTTTCCAAATTTTTTCTCTATCTGCTACCATATTATTTCTCAAAATAAATATATAATCTACGTTGGATCTAAGTTCCGGTGGTAGATCCAGTACATATTGCATAGTGACGATTAGAAATATATTCCAATGACGTCCATTAAAAAAAGAACCACGTATAGAAGGGTCACTTTTCAAAATACGACTATACATACAATCCTCTAGTAACGCAAAAGAATTTATTGGATTGTTTAAAAGTGAGTTTATTCGTCTTTGTTCTGCAATGAAATTTGCATAAACCTTACTATCGAAGTCTTGATAGATGAGTGTGTCACATATATGTTTGGACCAAAAACCATTACTTTCTTCGGTAGCAGAAAATGCAATACCTGCATCAAATTTTTTCCTCTGGTGATATAAAATATCGGCTGTTAGTGTAGTTTTACCTGTCCCTCTTTTTCCAATACACATTACTACAGAATTGCTTTTTATTTGGGATGGGTCAAATTTTTTTAATTTCAATGATGTTGACATTTGTTAGAATATAGATTTTTAATTTATTTTTTATTTTAAACAGTGGACGGAAAAAAAAAGCTACAAAAAAATTGTCTCAGTACAATAAAGGGTAATATGGATGCATGGTCTGAATGGAGTCAGTATGAAGATATTCAGAAGAAAAAAAGGGTACATCAAGTTCCTGCTCTGGATCAGCTTGTAAAAATGAAATATCCAAATGATTTACACAATGTCCGCAAGTCGAGTAAACCCAAAGAATTTTTTTGTGTGTACAAATGTAAAAATTGTGGAAGCGACGTAGACAGGAGTCAAACTGCATGTTATGAATGTGCTACTGTGTGTGAGGAAAGTTTTTATGTGGATCCGTCGATAGACGATATGAAATATAAATCCGAATTTATGCATTATTCAAACATACCATGTATGTATAAGAGAATGAACCATTTTTCTGAAAAATTAAGCCAAATACAAGGAAAAGAACGGACACACCTCGATGATAGTTTATTAATCGAAATAACGAATGAAATTCACAAAATGGATATGCGATTAGAAGATGTAAATCCCAAAATTGTTAAGATGATTCTTAAAAAAATATCAAAAACAAAATATTATGAACATTGCAATTTAATTACTCATAAAATTAATGGTTACCATTTGCCCCAATTTACATATGAGCAAGAAGAGAAATTGAAGGATATGTTTAATCTCATTCAACAACCGTTTGAAACGCATACACCACCTGGTCGTAAAAATTTTTTAAATTACGCGTATATATTTAGAAAATTTTTGGAATTATTATCATATGATGAGTACTTACCATTTTTTTCGGAATTAAAAAGTAGGGAAAAATTATACCTCCAAGACGAACATTGGCGGAAAATTTGTCAAGATTTGAATTGGCAATTCATACCTAGTTTATGATGTTTTTCTTTTTTAATCTTCGCATAACTATAATTCTTATAAAAAGTAGTGCAGAAAGCGTAACTATATTACTAAATAAAGCTCTCCTATTTATAATTTTGAAGTTAAAATAAAAAAATATAGTCACACATACGGTAAAAAACAACAACATGTTTACAGCATAAATACTACTAATTTTATCAAGGGTACCGTCAAATATATCATATAATAATAAAATAGATGATACGATCTCTATAAGTGCTGCTATAATTATCAATATCTTGTATACACCATAAGAGTAATTAAAGGATAATATTTTGTTCATACGACCGATTTCTTTTTGTCTATGTGCAGAAAAAAAAATTTTTTCGATTCCTGAGAATAAAAACATAATCAATGTTCCTATTACGGGCATGAATTCATTGTTTATAACGAGTG